ATGTTAGTGTAACTACCCGAAGATGTGACTGTGAGCGTATTTGCTCCATCATTGTAGGTTAGGCTTATGTTGTCACCTGCGGTAAGTAAAGCATTAACTTGATTGTCTATTGCCTCCGACAAATCCACGCTATTGCCGTTGCTAATGGATAGCACAGCAGTTGCATTGTCAAGGCTTAAAGTTTGTTCGTCTGTGTTGCCTGATCCAGCAGGAGCAGCGATTGTAATTGTATTTGCAAGGTCATCGTATGTAATTGTTATGCCTGTGCCAGCTACCAATGTACCCGCAATTTCTTCTTGTATGCCTTCGCTCAAATCTACGCTATTGCCTCCGCTGATTGATAAAGCCCTTGTGCTTTCATCAAAAGATAGTGTTTGAGCTGACCCACCTGTCACCGTGCTTTCAATCAATGTACCATCTGTGGCAACCTCGAGAAAGTAACCAGATCCAGTTTTGGAGAGGTCTGATGCTTCTTTATTGCCGAGGCCGTAATCATTAAATTTAATTGTGCTATAGATTTCAGAAAGAGCTGCGCTTAATGTCATGTGCTTATTTGCTGGACCTGACCCATCCCAGCTTTGGACTTGAAAATTAGCTGTGGCGCTTTGAGTTGTATTAAATTCTGCAAAAATATTACCTCTTGATGCAGGCGTGACATAATTAAGGCCTACAAGTCCTATTGCAGGATTTGTTCTTGAAAAATCAGGCTCAATCCCGCCCAAAACATTTATATAATCTAATCCTGCGTCAAAATTAGCAATTATTGAATTAGTGCTAATTTCAAAAGGCGCTATTTGACTTTCGGTAAACTCTTTGAAGTTTGAGAATTTAAATAAATAATTTCTGTATAAATGCCCTATTTCGGAAACGCTATCACCTGTAGGGCCTAAATGATATATTATACCTTCTACTTTTGTGTAATCTTCATTGTAAATAGCAGAATGACCGTGCCAATTATCTCCGACTAATCCTATTTCTTCTGATGTTATGTCGCTTTGGTAAGTCCATGATTGTCCGTTGTCGCTCGAATAAAATTCTAAAATATCTGAAGATGTAGGCGCAATTGACATCCAATATTTGCCATTTTCAATCCAAACAATTATACTCTCTGGCTGCGAGGAATTATTTGAACTGCTTAAAACTGGATTAGATCCGTATTTAACCCATCCAGTCGGAAAACTCGTTGTTTCGGCGTACCCTATTTTTCTTACTAAAGGTCCTCCGCTATTTGTTACGCCTTTATAATACATTCGGTATGTAGTAGAATTGATTTTGATGATATGATTTTCATCAACCCTGAAATCATCCCAAGCTGCACCAGATCCTGCGTCCGTGCTGTTGTATAAAACTGGATCAGTTAGCTTTGTAAAGCCAGTCAATGGATTAGTTGAGTAGGCGCACCCAATATTCCATCTGCCATCAACTCCGCCATCCCACGCAGAATAGAACACATAAATAGCCCCATCCTTTTTAATGACATTGGGTGTAAAAATTGCACCTTCGTCAAAGCCTCCGCTTTCGCCAGTCGTGATAACAAGTCCTTTTGGCGTCCAAGGCCCATAGGGCGTTGCACCTTCAAAAACTTGAATACCTACGCTATATTCGCCAGAAAAAGTATTATTTGGAAACCAGGAGCCATAAAAATAATATTTACCTTCATGTTCAATTACATTAGATGGATCCCTTGTTGCGGTATCTTGTACCTCCCATTGTGGCCTGCCTCCATCGTAAGGCCCAAACAATAAATCCGGTCTTAATTCATTGTCATTAAAATTAGTAAAATAATTTACCGTATCAAGGATTTCAAAAGCAGTATTATATAAACTCAAATCAGGAGGTGTAAAGCTAAACACTCCATTTGTGTTATTGTAGCTCAAAGCAGCACTACCCGCAGCATTAGTTGTCACGCTCAAATCAGTTAGCGCAATACCGCTATCAACTGCGTTAATCCACTCTGCACCATTGTATTTTAGCACTTGGCCAGTTGAAACACTTGTCAAAGTAACATCCCCGAGATCGCCAAGATTAGAAGCGCCTCCGCCTCCACCAGTTGCGGAGATTGTCAAGGTATTTGCTACATCATCATAGGTTAGTGTCACATTCGATCCAGCCTGCAAAAGTGTTGCAACCTCATCTTGAATGCTCTCGGACAAGTCAACTGTATTGCCATCGCTAATTGATAGCTCCCTTGTTGAATTGTCAATAGACAAAGTTTGTGGCACTCCTACACTTGTGCCTGTGGCGATAATAGATAGCGTTGTATCGCCTTCGTTGTAATTGATCTGAATGCCAGTACCGGCAACTAACTTTGTGTACCTTGCTACGCTATCGTTTTTGCTGTAAATTATCATATTTGACAGCGGAGACCTTTCAAGCATGTTCAGCTTTACCCTTGTTTGGCTAAAGCCCGAAAAGCTAATAAAGCCTAAAATCGTTAAAAGTGCTATTCTATTTCTCATTTGAATACTTTTATATGCACGTTATTATTGTCAAGTGTCCAGTTGAAAGATAAAACTGATCCGGATATACTATAGCCAGATAACTGGTAAATGCCATCTACAAAAACCATTACCCTTGTACTACCTTGCGCCATCTGTGCTATCTTACTGGATAGCGTTACAGTTGCGCCTTGTACATTGTCAAAACTTTGATTGTATACTCGTGGGCTATCTACCGTGAATTGCACAGCTACAGTATTATCTTCCAGCGTCCAACTAAAGTAGATACGGTCAGATTGCACCGTATAACCACCGTTTTGATATACGCCATCCACGTACACATTCAAGTTAGCTGCGTTAGTTGGCAATGCGCCTCCCCCAGCTGTGACTTGTACATAGTTAGTTGAAACATTATCTATTTGCTGTGTGTAAAACTCCAAAGGTAGTCCAGAACTTGCACAGCATCCATCCTCAACCTCGGTGGTGATCAAGAACTTTACCGCTACCTCATTGCCTTCTAATGACCAAGTGAATTTAATTTGAGAGCCTTCAACATACCAGCCGCTATCCTGATGCACTCCATTGACGTAAACAAAGAGGTGAGAATTGATAGAAGGTAACACACCAGAATTTACGGTAACGGTAACAGCAGAGCCAGTCACGTTAGTAAAATTCTGATTGTACCACTTTTCTTTTATGCTGCTTGCTCCCATTGTGCCATTCTTTACTATCTCTTTGTTGCTTAACAAAATTAACGAATCTGGATTAAAACCATCTTCATTTACTGTAATAGGTTTTACCGCTATACCAAAGTCGTCAGCTCTTACCGTTCTTACTGCTTGTAACTCCTGAATGTTGCCAGTTGTCGGATCAAGGATAGTAAAGTAATCACCTTCTCTGATCAATCCATCCTCTCCTGGCGCCTGAATTGGTATGAAATCAATCAAGCCTCCTCCATCTATCCGTGTATCATCTACCCTTGTAAATATGTCAATGTTTACGAATGGATTTGATGGCTGAAAATAGACACCAATATCATTTGTATTAGGTATGGTTGGACGAGGATAGTCGGGCTCAAAAGTATCGGCAGGTATGTCGGTAATTATGATTGGCTCTTCAATAAACTCCTTCTTGTCGCCTTCGGTGTAATTGCCAGTATTTGCAGTTTCAATATTAAACCATTCACCGTTCCACTGATTAAGCCTTGCCTGCAAAGTACCGCCGTTGAAAACGTAGTGATTGCCAGCAGGATCTTTGATTGTATAGTGCATTTCATATTCACCTACAAACGTGCCAACAATCTTTTCAACTGGCTTGACCTGCCCGCTTATCATCTCGTTTATAAGCAGCTGACTTATCTCTACCGGATCGCCTTCTGTTTTCTTTCTCCAACCGTTTGACACAATCCAATCTTCGCCATTCCAAACCTCTATTGCTCCGTAGCTATTGCCCGAAGGTCCATCACCAAATAAGGTTGTAAATTCTATAATATCAGAATTGCCTTGAATGGCATTCTTTACCTCGTATCGTGTTGTATTTGTTTCACTATCCACTGTGCCCAAAGTCAGGATCACTACATTAGCATCTGCAATGTCAAAGCCTGTGGGAGGATCTACAAGGACTGGCACAGTGCCATCTGTCAAATAGATATTGACGTACTCAAAAGTAACGGTCATGTTACCATCTTGCAGGATTGGAGGAGTAATAAATTCCAGCGGAAAGGTAATTGGAGTTGCCGGATTGCTTGTTGTGATTAGCGGTGTAAAGAACTCGTAATACTCCACCGATGAAAGCCATACCATGTTACCATAAACGAATGAGCCTGTACTCGTAATCTTTGCAGGTCTTTGAAGGTACAAGTCACCGATCTTTATCTTTAACCTGAATTTTTGATAATGGCCTCGGTAAGTAGCTGCGGTGTAGCTGCTGAAAGTCGTGATTGTGGATGTAAATTGCAATCTTGAAGTTTCGCCAAGACTGTCAATGCCTTCAACTGTACCCTCTTGATCTGTAAAACTCAAAGCCTTGATCAAGTTCTTTGTAGAGTAGTGCTTGTAGTCACAATGAATGGCACGCAAAGGCGCAAACCATTCTATCTCTCCGGAGGTCATTTTTACATCAGTCTCTCCTGTTACATTCCAGGTTGAAAAGGGTTGCCTGCTGCTTGTTATTTCGAGTGTCTTTGTGCCAGACTTTGTATATTTTGATATTGCTCTTGTGCTGGCCTTAAATTCATTGACCTGCCAAAACCACCAAGATCCATCGCTCTGAAATACCCTTGCGCCAAACACTTTTGCAATCTCCTCTAAAACCCTAAAAGCATTGTTGTAGGTTACGTTGCCTTTCTTGTCCACCTTGATTAGCGCAAGGTGATTAAGCCTTGCATTGTCAAGAATGTTTTGCGCTGTACTATAGGTCAAGTCATCCTCATTCCAAGTCACCAGCGACTTAAAGAAAATATCGCTTGCAGAAAACAGATCATCTACCCCGAGCTTGTTTAAGACGTTAAAAAGATGGCCTCGAATGGATTGTTTACCGGAGTAGCTTTCTCCATCATTGTTGTACTCAATGCTTGAAATCCTGCCAAGTCCATCAATGGCCCGTATCTCCAAAGAGCGCAAGGGTATAGACTTTGTAACTCTGTCAATTAGAATTACGCCAGTCCAGTAAAGCGCATCATTTTTTAATACTTTGAGCTTAAAGCGATCCTCGTCACCAGACTGGACCATATCATCAATAAATGATTCAACGTCTGATCTGATTAGGTCTGTTACTGATATTTTGAAGATTAGATCGCTTGCAAAGACAGGATTAAACCTGCCGAGATTGCGAGAACCAGAGTAGTTAAGCGTAAAGCCATCAGGGCCTAAAGCATCGAAAGCAATGGCTGATCCGCTGTACTCGTTATCTAAAATTTGTAATTTGTAGATGTCAGCAGTGTAAATTGTGTCAATCTCTGTCTCAAATCGTACTGCCATTTATTTTAATTAAAACGGACTTATTCGCTGTGAATCCGCTTGCGATCTTTCTAAAACCAATTCAAGATCCCTACCTGCTATCCTGAAATTACCTATTAATTGATTGCCTCCTCCGAGGTACTGCTTCAGCTTGCTCAACGGTGCAATTACCTCTGGATCTGCTCCTGCTCCTCTGTTGTCACCCACAAGGGCAAGTGTTGGAGAGTAGGCAAGTCCACCTTGTGCAAGTGCCGGGATGCGCAAGCCTTTTAAGATTGAATTGAAAACACCTGCAGCAAGTCCAGCTATACCAGCAGCAAGCGGTACAGCTAAAGGTCCAAGCTTCTCAAATGTCTTAGTAAGCGATTCAGATACAACTTTAATCAATGCCGCTCTTGCAACATCAGCAGCTGCCTTAAGTGCGGCTTGTCCGAGTTTCTTAAATGAAGTTTCACCAGAGCTTGCAGCTTGAATTATTGCACCTGCCACAGATTGCATTGCACCCCCAAGAGAATCCCATAATTTACCAAGTGAATCAGTATATGTTGCAGTCTGATTAATGACTTCCCCAAGGCTTCCAAAGCCTTCTCTTAAATTGGTTAAAACATCAATATTGTTTAGCTTCTCATTTAACACAAGCGCAAAAGCCTCTAATTGCTCCGTGCCTTGAAACGATTCAAGTCCTGTGCTAAGTGAAACAAACGAAGGCTGCGGAGCTATTCCAGCTTCTGCACTTCTTTTTGATGTTTGAATAGCTTGATTAACAGCTTCCAGATCTCTTTTTAAGGCATTAAATGTGTCAATGCCTCCGATGTTTGTGCTTAAACTCCTGCCAAGAAGGTCAATTTGTTTTACCGATTCTACGACTAATTTCTTTCTTTCGTTTGCAGTAGCTTCATCAACTCCGGGTATGTTAAATTTATTAGGATCTTTTTTCTTTTTTTTGCCCGAAAAAAGCTCTTTTACTGATTCTGGTACAGCTATTTCTGAATCAACACCCTTTTGAAATCCCTCTGCCCATGCCTTTCCAATATCTATCCCTTTCAAGTCTGTGCTTAATGCTTCTTTTATCCTTGTGCCTGCCTCTCTAAAATTACCCTCTCTAAGCGATGCAAATGCATCACCTATGCCATCAGTTACCGTAAGTACAGCTTCTCCAAATTCTCTAAAAGCAGCTATCAAACCACCTATAAGGCCCCTAAATTTAGCCGAGTTATTGTATAAGGCAATAACGCCTATAATAAGCCCGGCAATAGCCACAGTAGCTAATCCAATTGGTCCAGTAAGAAAGGTAAAAGCCACAGCAAGTGCTTTGACTGCTATAATGGCCGGACCAATAGCCGCAGCAACAAGCCCAACTTGTATTATCGTTTTTTGAACAGCGGGAGATAAATTATTGAACCTTTTTACCAGTCCTGCTACAAAATCAGAAAGCTTTTGAACAACTGCCCGAAGATTGAGATTAACGGCTATGCTGTCTCCAAGCGTTACCAGTGCGCCCTTTACATCGTTTTTCAGGTTCTCAAAATCATTGCCAAGTCCTCCGAGATCACCTTGAAGTTCAGGCAATGTAGCTAAGGCAGCAACAAGCCTTGCATTAAATTCTTGAGCACTTATGCCCGAGTCTCTAATCGCTTCAATATTGCGAGTGTTAAAAGCATTTTCAAGAGCATCCCCAATTAGCGGTATATTCTCCTGAATAATGCCGAAATCTTCTTGCAGGATTCTATTTTTGGAGATCATCTGCGTAAGCTGATAAGTAACCCTTTCAAGGTTTTCAGCCCCTCCACCTATGGCAGCTATGGCAGTTCCAAAAGTCTCTAAACTCTTTCTTGCTTCATCCGCTGTAAGTCCAACAGCTTGAAGTCTTACAGAACCCTGCAAGGCTTCTTCAAGTCCTAAACCGGGAAGCCTTGCGCTTTCTTTTAACTTTTCAAATTCGGCTTGTGCGGCAGAGCTTGAACCAGTGACAGCAATAAGCCCTTTTTTCAGCTTGTCAAATTGCACAAAAGCACCTACGGCAGCTGTGGCAATACCGGCAAGAGGAGCGGTAACGGAAATAGAAAGGCTTTGTCCGAGCTGGCCCATCTTACGGACTGACTTTTGCAACTCTGTTTCAGCGTTGCGCAAGCCTCTTCTTAATCCACTGGAATCAAGCCCTAACCGAATATTTAATTCACCTCTTGCCATTAGTCAGCTTTTCCAAATTTTTCTTTAACTCGCTTGTCCATTTTTTCAAAAATCCGCATTCGCTCTTCTGCTGTCATCTCCTCTAATCGCTTTTCTTTCTTATCCTCCTGCTGCTTTGTTTCATCCCAGCTAAAAGGCATTAACTCATGTGGTTCTTTCCTGTGCTTTTGATCTACATTTGAATTGTAAATAATGCTGTACAAAATTCGCATTCTATTCCAGTCGCTTTGAATTTGCAGATCATCAGTAGTCCTTTTGCCATCCACCATTGCAATCAAATCAGATGGCGTAAGATCGTAAAGTTGTTCAGGAAAAAGCTGCAAGTACCCAAGTCCAATGCTTTCAATCTCCTGCCATGTTATTTCTCGTTTCCCACGTCTTGCCCCTGCTTGCCTCCTCCCATCTGTTTGCCAAATATTTCCAGAGCTTCGGAGACATGCGCAAAATCGAGGTTCTCTTCAAGCCAATCCACTTTTGGAGCTTTTTGATCCAGTTTAGCGCATCCTGCGTTTATCGCATCATGGAGAAAGTGTACCATGCTTTCGGCTGGCATTTCGTTTACAAACCTTTCAAGGTCCACAAACTTTTTTAAGCCCAGCTTTGCCATGTGCTTTGTGATCACTTTGTAGCTAAACCGGATGGGATAAACTTCGTTTTCGATTTTCAGGTAATCTATCATTGTGTTTTAATTAAGTTACAATTTCGATTGTTGGTGCGCCATCAATTGCAAATGTAGCTGAAAAGCTGGCATTCTCATTAACTGTGGCGTTAATTGAAAAGCTGGTACACACAAGGCTCATGTTGTAGCGATAATCGCCAGTTACCTCGGTAGAGCACATTGCAGTTAATGTAGTGCCATTTGCAAGGGCATTGAAAAGCACATCGTGCGTGTTAGCTGCTCCATCTTCGCTGAATAGCGCAGATACAGATACAGTTCCGGACTTCTGGCCAAGCTGAACATTACGCCAGCTTGCTCCTGCATTATCCTTGTGTACAATTTCGACTTCCGCAGCAGACAAATCAATAGTGCATTCAGTTGAATAAGCTACTACTGATCCGCTCAAGTATAGTCGAAACTTCTCCCCCTTAATTACTCCTGTTGAAGGCATAGTTAATAAGTTTTATGTATGTGAAATTCATAATCCTGTGAACGAAAATAAACACCTAATTCAAGATCTTCGGCAGCGGAGGTGTCTCCGGTAAACCTGCATTGCTTTATTGTTAATCCGGTAACAGTTCCCTCAAATCCATCTAATCTCGCCCTCACTGCTTCGGCTAAATTATTACTTTCTACAACTTTCTTTGAGTACATATCCAACTGAACGACTTGCGCATCTAAAACAGATCTTGTATTGACATCTTTTGTGTTAGTTGGGATGGTAGATAGAATTGTATAAACCACAAACGGAAAAGCCACATCTTGCGGAGGCATGTCTTGATAGATCCGAGTACCAACTATGCTTGACACCGCAAGATTGTTTGAAAGAAGATTATATATAGCTTTACCGATCAAAGCCCAGTTTTTATTTTTATGTCCTCAATAATTCTAACCACTTTGGAGAAAAAGCGTGCTGAAACTTGCTCCGTGTTTTGAGTTAATGCTTTTTCTGTCACTCTTTTTTTGAAAGCCAAAGCTGAACCAAAAACCATTGCAGCATAATAACCATCAGTCAATTTCTTTCTATCCGTGTAAACACCACCTTTCATTGTCGGACCGACAAACAAAGACTGTTTTGCCTTTTTGAAAGTCATTATTGAAAGTGACTTTCTAAGGTTGCCAGGTCTATAAACTCCAACTACTTTACCTTTTCCCTTTGCAGCTCTTTTCGATCCCTTGTATTTGTACTCATAGCGGTAATGTATTTTTTTGCCCTTCGGGGTTAAAGCCCGTGCAGTCTCCAAAACAGGCTTTAAAGCATGTCTTAATGCTGATCTGATTTTTGCATCCGTAAAGCCTTTGGGTACTTCATTAATCGCGGCAATCGTTTCCCTTAAATCCCTTTGCAGGGCTTGAATATCCGCAGATGATGAAGAATACCCAGGTCCGTCATATCGTCGCTTGGCCATCGCTTACCAATTCTAAAAAGCTGTATCGCCTGTGAGGATCATGTAAAATGCTGTGAATTGCATACTCCACACCTCCTGCTTTAATTCTCATCTGATTATTCAAACTTGCATTGTATCGCATCTTGCAAACTGCTTTAATGTTAGTCGCAAGCCTTCCGCCTTCTTCAACTTTACCCGAGCCTGTCATATTCATCTCAATAGATCCCCAGAAGGTATTGTAAACAGTCCAAGCTGTTTCATCAGCATTGCCGTAGTCGGTAAGTACAGTAGTTTTTTGCAACACCTGCACCCGCTCTCTTAATGTGCCTATCTGCTCGCCTTTTAAATCCATTGGTAAATTCTATATGGTTTTAAAAGCATTTCGCTAACTTTTGGCACAATGAATCCAGTACTCTGGTTCTGATACAACCTATCCTCTCTCCGCTCGTACCAATCCCCAATGGTCAATAAAGCCGCTTGGATGATCTGCTTGGGAATGTCGGCAACAAGGCTATATCCAGCTTCGTAGATAATCTTCACGCCATTCACCCTGCCATCTTCAAGAGGCCATACCTTGCCTATCCTGGGAGATACCCTTGCAAACTTGGACACGTTATCCATAATGTACTCATTTGCAGGCACGGTGGTAAGGACATCAGTGTCCTGACCATCATAATACTGAATGGAGGTAATAGAATTAACCTTGTTCACGCTCAAAAGAAACTCTGCATCTGGCCTTTGCTCTGTCATTGTCGGGAACTCATCAAAATACTCATGTACCGTTTTGAGTGTTATAGCCAAGTTGGTATAACTCTCGATCTTTTCTCTTGCTGCGTGAATCAAAGCAGTGATC